GTTGATGGATTCCTTTTCGAACCATACCGCGATGTTCTTGTCCTTGAGGAGCCGGATGTACTTGAGGCAGTCGAGCGTGTTGCGGGCGAAGCGGCTGATGCTCTTGGTGATGACCATGTCGATGTTCCCGGCCATGCATTCGTCGATCATGCGGTTGAACTCGTCACGCTTCTTCGTGTTTGTGCCGCTGATTCCATCGTCGGCGAAGATTCCGGCAAGCTCCCATTCCGGGTGGCTTTTGATGTACTCCGTGTAGTGGGAGACCTGCGTTTCGTAGCTGGTTTCCTGTTCGTCCGAGTCGGTGCTGACGCGGCAGTATGCCGCCACGCGTAGCTTCGGCTGCTCGGCTTGCTTGACGTTGTTTCCGACCTGCCGTCTGGCAGGGATGATTGTCACGTTTGCCATCACTGCGCCTCACTTTCAATCAGGCTGTACAGGTATTCCGCCTGCTGCTTTGTGTCGTCATAGGCCTGCTCGGGAGCGGCCAGCTTGAAATGGGTCGGCGGTTTTCGTGTGTCCGGCGACTGCTTTTTTCTGTTCGTCCGTCCGAGCTTCTCTGCCCGGTGCAGGCGTTCGGCTTGTGCTTTGTCGTAGGTTTGCTGGTCGATGATGGCGGGGTAGTAGTCGTCTCCGAGGTAGTGTCTGTTTTCGAGCAGGCGCTTTGCCGAGCCGTGCCAGGTCTGGATTCCCGCTTCGTGTGCAGCCTTGGCAAGCGCCATGCCATCAAGGTAGTTTTTGTAGAGGTTTCTTATCTGCTGGGCTTTCTCTTTATCGATGACCGCTTTGCCGTTTTCGATTCTGTATCCGTATGGTGTGTGTCCCATGTTTTTCACATCCTTTCCGTGAGCGTGAGCCCGCATTTGAGCTGGAATACTGCCTCGTGCCGTGAGCGAATGACAATACGTTCAACGAACCGTGTAAAAAGCCGGTCGTCGAAGTATTCCAGCATCGAGCTTTTCTCGGTGAAGTGCAGCAGATCCTCTGCATGCATCAGAGCTGTGGCTTCACTGCTTGTCGTGTTCTGCAGGGCGTCTATCTGTTTTCGAATGCCATCGGCCTGCGAGAGAAGCTCGGCTGTTTGCTGGCTGTAGATCACTTGGTCGATGAATCCCTGCGCCATGAGCTTCGTGAGCGTCTTGCGTTTGTCGGCATTCTCGGCAAGGCTTGTTTCAAGCTGCTGTATTCGGCTGAGTGTCTGGCTCGTAGAATTCCGCTTCAAACTTTCCGCATATGGCTTGAGGATCAGCCGGTGCACAAAGATGAGCTTGTTCATCATGGTCATGAATGCGAGCTTGAGGTCGCTGTCCCGGATGAAGAGCATGGAGCATTTGCTCTTGTCGGCGAGATGCGTCTTGCAGCTCCATGCCGCGTAGCTTCCGTCTGTTGTGTAGTTGATGCGCCGCTTGAATGTTGCGCCGCACTCGCCGCAGATGATTCTGCCGGAGAATGCGTAGCGGTTCTGGTACTTTTCATCGCCCTTGCTGATATTCTTCTCATCAGCCCGCTGCGAGATGAGCTTTTGCGCGGCTTCCCAGTCCTCGCGGCTGACGATCGGCTCGTGATGATTCTGCTGCAGGTACTGTGTTTGTTCACCGTGGTTCAGGTGCCGCTTGTAGGCTGAATCCGACCATGTCTTCTGGTAAAGGCAGTCGCCGCAGTATTTCTCGTTTGCGATCATCCCGCGGATTCCTGACGGGCTCCAGCGCCCGCCTCGCTTCGTCGGGATCTGCTCCCGGTTGAGCTCCGCGGCAATGGCAGCGGTACCCTTTCCGGCAAGTGTCTCTGAGAAGATACGGCGGACAATCTGCGCCTGCTCCGGGTTAATGGTCATCGTCTCGCCGTCCCAGTCGTAGCCGTATGGCGGATAGCTTATCTTGAACGTGCCGTTCTCGAACCGTTTTTTGATGCTCCATTTGCTGTTCAGGCTGATGGAAAGGGATTCGTCTGCTGCCATGCTGGAGAGGATGGAGAGGAACAGTTCGCTTTCCATCGAACCGGTGTTGATGTTTTCCTTTTCGAACCAGATGGGAATATTCAGCTCGAGGAGCTTTCGGACGAGTTCAAGACAGTCGGTGGTGTTGCGTGAGAATCGGCTGATGCTCTTGGTGATGACCATGTCGATCTTCCCGGCCTTGCAGTCCTGCATGAGCCGTTCAAGCTCCGGACGTCTGGATTTGCCGGTGCCGCTGATGCCCTCGTCGTAGTAGATCCCGGCGAACCGCCAGTCGTCACGAGAGGTGATGTAGCTTTCATAGTGCGTCTTCTGTGTTTCAAGGCTTTCAAGCTGTTCGTCCGAGTCCGTGGAGACGCGGCAGTAGGCGGCAACACGCAGCTTCTTTGACTCTGTTTTTCCCCTGTTTGCCTGTTCGATTCTTGTGATTTTCTTCAATTGGCCTGCCTCCTTGTCAGTGTCTATCAATCACTCTGTTTCGGACACATAGCAAGCAGTTTTCGGATATATTTCCGCAAACAAGGGAGAGAAAGTTTCGCGGTTGATGTCGCATAATTTGTTGAATTCGTCATCGGAAATAAGGCCTGAATCAAGCATGCATCTGGCAGTCCTCTGCGCCCGCTGATAGTCGAGATCACTGCGGATGCGCTCGTCCGTGTAGTAGTTCTTTTCCTCCGTCATGATGTTTCGCCTCCTGCTTTCCACTGGAGGCTGGAGACCTATTTTGACGAAGCGAAAACGAAAAAAGGCCCACCGGCAATCCCGTATAAAGGAATACCAGTGGGCCAGAGGAGATGATGTGGTTATTTCACGCGAATCCGCCATCCGACCTGGATGAGGTTCACGTTCTTTATAAGCGAGCTGTTCAGCTTCTGGATTGCGGAAACGGTCGTGCCGTACTTTTTCGCGATGCCGGAGAGCGTGTCTCCCTTCTGAATCGTGTAGTAAGTCGCGGTCGATTTCTTACCGGAAGAGCCGAGCTTCTCGTTGACCTTGGCCTGCACGGCGGCATAGTCATATCCGGCTGCGGTCAGGCGGTTCTTGCGGTCAGAGCCATTGCCCCATTTCCCGGCGATGACCTCGGCTGCAATCTCATCCACAGATTTCTTTGCTGTCGTCGTGATGGTGGACGCTGCGCTCTTGCCATAGCCGTTGAATCCGCCGTTTTTGATTGCCGACGGGAAGTCGATGTAGGAATAGTCCATGTCGACATTTCCGCTTATTCCATTGACCTTGCCTTTGGACGAATACTGCCAGACGCCGTAGCTGCCGGAGTAGCTGCACTTGCTCGACCATTGCGCCACCCAGACGGTGAACCGCTTTTTCACGGCGTCAGATATCACGGAGTTCAGGCTTGAGAGCGAGGTGTAGAATCCTGCGTAATAGCCGAGCCGTTCGAGTTCCGTGCAGAACGCCGTGATGAGCGATGAGCAGAAATCCTTCCCGCGCGAAAGCTGGGACTTCTCCTCGATGTCGAAGTAGACCGGGTAATCAAGCTGCTTGCCTGAGAGCACCTTGGCGCAGGACTGCGCTTCCTGCTTCGCACCGTCAGCGGATGTGGCGTATGAATACCAGTATGCGCCGATGTGGAGCCCGGCTGCTTTTGCTTTCCGGTAGTTCTCATCGAACCATTTGTCCTTGTTCCCGTTGCCGTATCCGGCGCGGATAATCACAAAATTGATGCCTGACACTTTGACCTTGCCAAAGTCGATGTTTCCCTGCCAGACCGATACGTCTATTCCCTTGATAGCCATAATTACTGTTCCTCCTTGTCGTTTCTGTCGTGAAGCTGTTCAAGCACATCCTTGAGCTTGCCGGGAATCGGAAGTCCGAGATGTGCGGCGTTCTCAGTGAGAGAAAGACCTTCATTCGAAATGTAGAAGAATATGATTGCGGTTCTCAGCACGCCCTCATGTCCGAGCACGTGGATGTCGAGGATGTTGGCGATGCCGACCAGAATGAAGATCAAGACTTTCCTGCAGATTCCTTTGAATCCAACTGCAGACGAGAGCTTCTTGTCCGCGATGGCGCAGAGCACGCCGGTAATGTAGTCGCAGACCACGAAGATGATCAGCGCGATAAGAAGCCCGTCGCATCCTCCGAGAAAGTAGCCGAGCCATCCTCCGATGGCCGCGAAAATGAGCTGTATGGTGTTCCAGAATTCCTTCATCAAAATGTCCCTCCTTTGATTTTGAGCAAAATGAAAGGCCGCCAGTGGTACGCTGACAGCCTTGAAAAAACTCTGTGATTTATGAAGTTATGAGGTGTCGGTCTGTTTCGGCAATGCCTCCCAGAGCCTTAAATCCTCCTGCCCGAGCGACCAGATCGCGATGCCGCGAAGTCCCCAGTGGTACGCCGCCTGATTCGCCCAGTAGACGAGCGAATCCACGTCCTGATAGTAGAGAATGGAAAATCCGTCCGCGTCTCCGAGGAAAAGCCGCGAGATCCAGATGTCGATGTCCTTCGGCGTGATCGTCACCGTGTAGTCCTTCCCGCATTCGAGGTCGAGCTGTGCCGAGTGGTAGAATTCGTAGTCCATTGAGATGGATTCGCTTCTTGTAGTGGATTCCTCAACATCCGAGGTGAGCGTGAACACCTGGAATTCGTCGTCCCATGTGCAGTTGCTCCGGCTGATGCGTCCGTACTGGGTGACGCTGCCGTCTGGGAAGGTCACGTCGAAGCGTTCGTATGGCTCGTACGTCCACGCGTCGCCCATGCGGAGCAGTTCGCAGATCGTCCTCTGGTCAGACTGGTATCCGGCGGTTCCTCCTGAGAATCCGCTGACCGTTGCGGTGAACCGCAGCGTATTTGACGCGCCGGAATAGACGCGCACGGTGCTGCCGCGAATCCGCATCTCGACGGTGTAGGTGGTTGGATCGGTACGGAGACTTGCGGTCGGCGTCTGCTGAATCGACTGCGAGTAGCTTCCGAGCTTTGTACTTCCGTTCCACAGCTCCACGGCCTGACTGCTGTAGTTGAGACAGCAGAACAGGCTGCCGCAGAAGACGCCCGCCTTGCCAGTGCTTCCCGCTGGAAACGCAAGCCGCGCCCGGAGGTGAACGTCCTTGAATCCGTCGTAATTCCATGCAAATTTGCCGCTGCCGTCGAGTTGGGAATAAACGCGGGATTCGGAATACTCGTCCGATCGCCAGACTTTCCATGAGCCGGACAGCGTCTGCCAGTAGTTCGTTTCGAGCATGCCGTAATCCTCGAAATCCTCGTACCAGATAAGCGCGGAGTCTGGTTTCCTTCTCAGCATTTCACAGGTGAGCTTGAAGCCTTTATCAGGTTGGCACTCATTGCCATCCACATCAATGAAGTGGCGGGGAGAAAGCGTGAACGACGCACTTCCTGCTGACGGCTCCTCGCTGAAATCCGAGCAGACGCGGAATCCGTAGAACTGCACGCCCTTCACGTCAACCGATACCGTGATGGTGTGCGTTCCGGCTGACAGGCTGATGCCGTCCGCGAGCGAAGCCCAGAAGGTGCTGCGCCAGTACGGCCACCAGAGCCGCGACTCGGTGAAATGCTTCTGCGTCCCGTCAATGCTGACATATATTCCGTTCTTGTCCCAGAATGGATAGCAGAGCCGGACGGCAATGTCGTATGTTCCGGAGCTTGAAACGGAGAAGGTGTAGGTCGCTTCTCCTTCGTCACCCATGACCGCGACGCCGTTCTTCGATGATACGATGCCGGTATAGCTGTCCGGCGTGCCGTCATGATCTACATAGACCGTTCCGAACGAGGTCTTTTGCATCTTGCTGTAGGCGGTGAGATAGCGCCTGCGGTTGTAGGTTCCGGCCATCAGCGGGTAGTTGTAGCTGCTTGCGTCCTGACCTTCAGCGAAGTCGTAGACCTGCGGGAAGGCGTACGGCACCTTGTTGTAGTCGTCCCAGTACGCGAGAATCGGGATAAACGGCTGCGGAGCTGCGTCGTCCGTGAAGTTGTACTTTCCCGTCATCCAGTTCTTGGCGGCGTAGTAGGTGTTGGATACTCCTCGATATGTGTTGCCGAGGTTTTCCGGCGTATCGTAAATCTGCCAGTTCCAGCCGTATGCCGGAAGTCCCATGAACACCTTTCCCGGCGTCATTGCTTTGACTGCGTAGTCGTAGATGCCGTCGAGCCAGTCCTTTGGAGATACCGGACCCGGAGCGCTCCCAGCCCACGCCATTCCATAACTCATGATGGCCGCCGTATCGCAGTACGCGTTCAGGTCAGCGTATATGCACCAGTTTTCGCCTCCGACAGAACCGTTCACAGCGTTCATGCCGGGCAGGCAGATGTTGACCTTCTTCGTGCTGTCGTAGTTCTTGACTGCGTTCCAGATGTTCCTGAACATCGCCGTTGACTTGGCGTGCGTGGAATAGTCGCCGCCGCGCTCAAGATCAATATCGACGCCCGCGCACCACGGGTATTTCTCCATGATCCGAACCAGCTCAGTGAGAAACTTGTCCTGCGCTCCGTCCGTATTTTCCCGGAGTGCCGTGAACACACTCGAAACGCCGTCATTGCGGACAGTGAGCAGCCACGTAATATGCGGGTACTTGTTGATATACGTCAGCATGTCGCTGATCGCTACGCCGGTTTCGGTAATAGTCCCTGTCGCGTCGACCTTAAAAGAAAAGAGACCTATCTGCGAGAGACGGTCTCCGTAATTCTTCAGTGCGGTGTACATGCGGGTGTTTCCCATGAACGTCCAGACCATGCACTCGCGGCCTTTTAATATGTCCAATGCCATAGGCGCTCACCTCCGTGAGGGCATGAAAAAAGCGCCTCGGTTGGGAGACGCTTTCAAATTATTTTTTTGCGGTTAAACCGGAATTTGTCACACTGTAATTTCTATCTGATTTCCCTCAAGAGCAACAACACAGCTCTCATAGTAACCATCCCCGGTAGTGCGTGGTCCGCTGACAACTTCGTATCCGTCAGCTTTCATCCGAGCAGTAAGTTCATCGACCTTTTCTTTGCTCCCCACGCTGAAAGCAATATGAATGAATCCTGTCCTCGTAAGAGTCTTCTCTGGATTCTCCATTACAGGTTTATTCATAATTTCCAGTCTGGAACCACCATCGAATGTGAGAAAATAAGACCGAAAATCTGTATTTTTGTTGTGGTATCCCGCGTTTGAAGAAGCGTTAAAATATTTGATAAAGAAATCTCTTGCCGCCTCAAGATCATTTACATACATGGCAATATGCTCAATTTTCATGTCCGATTATTCTCCATCAACTTCTGATTTTATTTAAATCATTATAACAGACAATCTTGAACCCATCATGAACAAAAGTACGAAAATCAGTCAAGTATTTTCCCCATCCTCCTTCTCCTGAAACTCCACATAAAGTCTCGCTGATTTTTTCTCCTCGACCGCAACAGGGTGTTTGCTGTCTCCGGCTGCGGAGTACTGGAAGAAGCCGTCCTTCGAGGTTGCCGAGCTGTTTTTCAGGCACTGCCGGGTTGATGCGAGAAGCTGCAGCTCATCACCGGCGTTCGCCGATTCCGTGAACATCGCCTTGTGCGCTCCGGCACCGAGAGCGAGGGAAACGCTCCCGGCCTTCATGTTCTGGTTCGGGTAAATCTTCCAGTCGAGCCCGGTCGAGGTCTTTCCGAGGTTGAAAATGATGCAGGTTGCGCTTCCGCGGACGATTCCGTTGAAGAATCGTTTCCCTGTGACAGCATATTCGTCGCCAGTCGCGTACTTCTTCTGTGCCGTCTCAGTATTTATGACGTATCCGGAGAGCATCGCGCCTTCCTGCAGCATGAGGTCGGTGAACCAGACGGTTCCTGTGCAGTCGGTGACTACAGGCTTGATCGATACGCTCACGATCCGTTTCTTTTCTTTCTTGTCGATCGTCTCAGTGAATCTCGTAAAGATTGGCATTTAATCACCGTCCTGCGTCCACTGAATTTCTGAAACGTGTCCCACCCAGCCGGTCGCGATGGAGCCGCCCTGCAGGAACATGTCCGTTATGTATATCGTTCCGATGCAGTCGGTCACGCAGACGCGGATGCGGATTTTCTTCACACGCCCGTTCTGAGGGCTGACCGCCTGTCCGACATGTGTAAAGCTCGCCATAGACGCCTCCTTAAATCAGGTCGATGAACCGCGTCTCAGTCGTTCCGTCCTCGTACTCGAATGTGACCTCCACGCCGACCTGCCCGTTGTCACCCATCTTCAAGTCCTCGGACGCGATCTGACAGGAGAAGGTATAGCTGTCGCGGTTTGCCGGAGTGACTGTCTGCGTCAGGCTCTTCGTTGTATTCAGCGCTCCTTCGCACTTGAAGGACGCCGTGCCTGACACGCCGTTCTCGGCATCCACCTCAAAGCCGGAGTTCTCCCAATAGTTCAATCCGCTGTCGGCGCGGGAATTGCGCAGATGATTGAACGGCACGAGATCCTTCATCTCCTGACTGTCCACCAGATCCGCGCCGGAGAGCATGTCGGCGGCGACGTCCCACTGCGAGGAGGAATCGCCAAGTTCGCGGAGTGTGGTGGAAAGCTCCAGAACCGTATTCCACGGCTCCAGAAGGTTATATTCCCGGCGCACGATTCTGGTTTTTACGCTGATATTCAGCTCGTCGTCCCTGACCGTCACGATGTCGCCGAGCTTCCAGCTTTCATGCTCGTAGCCTGTCAGCACCGACAGATCCATCGCGTTCAGCACATAGGAAATCCTCGGCGCGGCGTAATCCGCAAGCCGCATTTCGGCGTATTCGAGCATCTGGTACGGGTTGGTGAAATTTGAGCAGTCGAGCGTCGATACGCGGATTTCGTTCGTGTAGGTCGTGTCCTCCACATATTCCTTGCCGTCGTTGATGGATGCGAACGTCATGCCGTCCTTGCCGTAGGCGTAGAGCCGGGTGATCAGGCTCTGCGTATCAATCACGCGCTTGATGGACTTCATGTTCTTCTTGTAGCAGAAAAGCGCTCCGGAATCCGTTCCGCTGAAAGTGAGCAGACTCACGGTCTTGTTTGCGTTGTCGAAGATCAGGTCGCCGCCGTGCAGGTCCTGCACCTTGCGCAGAATCGCCAGCGCGTTTTTCTCCTGACATGTCCAGGTGCGCTTTGTCCGCTTGTTGACGGTTCCGACCGTCCAGCCGGTATCCTTCAGGGCGTACGCCAT